CAGGAAATCGTTGTTGAAATCGACCAAGAAATTATCGGTTCACTACGTTCACTAGCTGGTGCAGGTACTACCCTAAACTTTGGTGGTTCACTAACAGGTACACCAACTTACATCGGTGATCGTCACGCTATCCTAGCAATTGAGATCAACCGTGCAGCAAACCGCATCGCAGCACGTACACGTCGCGGCGCAGGTAACTACATCGTAGTAAGCCCAGAAGCACTAACAATCCTACAGTCAGCAAGCACATCAACATTTGCTCGCACAACTGAAGGTAGCTTTGAAGCCCCAACAAACACCAAGTTCGTTGGTACACTAAACGGTACAATCCGTGTGTTTGTAGACAACTACGCAGCAGACGGTACAAAGGTACTAGTTGGTTACAAGGGTTCAAGCGAAACAGATGCTCCAGCATTCTACTGCCCATACATTCCATTAATGAGCACAGGTCCAGTAATGGATCCAGCTACATTTGAGCCAGTAGTTAGCTTTATGACACGTTATGGTTATAAGGAACTAACAAACACTGCAAGCTCACTTGGTAACGCAGCAGACTACGTTGATGCGATTTCGCTATCAGGCGTATCATTCCAGTAAGATTTAACCCTTAACGGAAAAGAAGAGCCCTCGTTGGAAACAACGGGGGCTTTTTTTGACTTTTATTTCTTTTTCTTTTTATTGATAAATAGTTATTAATAAAGCACAACGTTCGTGTAGGGAATCATAATGTCAAAAAGAACCATTATTAATGCTGATGAAGAATTAGTCATCAAAGGTAAACTTACTATCGAAGGCAATGTTACTCAGATTGAGACTACTCAACAAGTAACAAACTTAGAAGGTAACGTTTTTACTATTAACTCCGACGGTTCAAACACTTCTGCAATACTTGCTCTAAACAGCAACGGCAGTGTTGCAACTATGACATTTGATGATGCATCCGGCGAAATAGAATTTAACGTTCCGCTTAACTTAGGCTCGTATCCAATAACAACTACTGGTAACATTACTGGTGCGTATTTTATTGGTTCTGGTAGCACACTTACCGGATTAACTACTACAATCGTTGCTGAAGGTACAAACTTATACTTCACAGCGGCAAGAGTTCGCGGCAATGTTAGCGCAACAGATGCTGGCGGTGATGGGTCGTTTAGTTATAATAGCAGTACTGGTGTGTTTACATACACTGGCCCAAGTGCTAGCGAAGTCCGTGCTCACTTCAGTGCAACTGATGGTATTGAGTACAGTAATAGTACTGGTGTTATAAATCTTGCAAGTAGTACCGCAGGCAACGGTTTAACCTATGCTAATGGTGTACTAGCAGTAGTTGCTGGTGACGGCATCACTGTAAATCCTGATAATGTTGCTGTTAATAATACTGTAATTAGAATTACAGGCGACCAAACTATTACAGGTAATACTGCATTTATTGGCACAACAAGTGTAACTGGCAATATTATTCCTACCGCAGCAAATACTTACAACTTAGGTAGTTGGGCTAATCACTTTAATTATGTATTTGCAAATATTTTACATGCCGAACGTTTAGACTTAGGTGATGCTGATATTAGTGACATCCACAATACATTTTATGTGGGAGTAGCAAGCACACCGATCCTAACACGATCTGGTAGCGGCTTAACTTATACTCACAACACAACCGGCGGCTATTATCAAGTTAACGCTGGAGATGGTTTACAAATTTCAGGAAGCAACGTTGCTGTAGACACTACTGTAGTTAGAACAAGCAGCCCGCAGTCAATTGCCGGCGCTAAAACATTTACTGATGATGTTGTTATTCAAGGTAATTTAGATGTTACTGGTAACATAAACTCGTTGACACAAACTGATTTGTTTGTTACTGATACAAAAATTACATTAGCAAATGGTAGTGTATCAAACGTTGATGCATATATCTATGTTGAAGGAAATTATACAAACAATCCACATATTAAGTGGGACTATGCATCTACTAGCTGGAAGTTTAGTAATGACGGATTAACAGCATATCCTGTTCCTACTAGTACAACAGATTTAGCAGAAGGCGCAAATTTATATTATACTGATGCAAGAGTTAACACTGCAATTGATGCTTATATTATTGGCGGTGATGGTTTAACTTACAGTTCAGGTACTATAGCAGTTGGCGCAGGTGATGGTATTACAGTTAATACAGATAATGTATCTGTTGACTCATCAGTTGTTAGAACTAGCAGCAATCAATCAATTGCAGGCGTTAAAACATTTACTGGCGAGTTAGTTGTACCTTCAATTACTAGTGCAACAGCAAACAATTCAATTTATGTTAACCCGAGTTCAAATAGCTGCTTCATTGTAATCAACGGATTCCCTGTACAGCTAACAGCAGATAGCGACATCGGCCAAGTTGAAAACGTAGGTGCAACCGGCGTTAATATTTACGCTGGGTTTAGACTACAACCAGTTGACAACGTAGATATTTACTACCATGGTATTAAGAGCATTGACGATAGCACATACACTACTATAACAGAAGCAAGCAATGTTATTACAGTAGATGCAAATATTACAGCTATCCGTGGAGCATTTAGTGCAAGTAATATTGCAGGTTATGGCGGTATTAATTATGATAGTGCTAACGGTGCGTTTAGTTACTCGGGTGTAACTGATGCACAAATTAGAGGACTATTCAGCGGTTCAGGTTTAATTTCATATAATAGTGCAAATGGTTCTATTACAACTAGCGCAGATAATTACGGCGGTTGGTTAATCCAAACTGATAGCGGATCAGGCGCAACAGAGTCTGTAGGCAGCGGTGAAACTATTCAAATTGTTGGTGGTACAAATATTACTGTAACAAATAGCGGTAATGTTATTACAATTACTAACGATAACGTTGCAGATATTACTAGTGTCGCGGCCGGAAATGGTTTAACCGGCGGCGGAAACAACGGTGATGTTACACTAGACGTTGCCGCCGGCGATGGTATTATTGTTAACGCTGATAATGTTGCAATCAATGTAGCATATGTTAGAAACCAATTTGGTGCATCAGGCGACTTAGCATACAATGCTACAACTGGTGTATTCAGCTTTACAAATGACGCCGGCGATATTGAGGGCGTGACCGCCGGCAACGGCTTAACAGGTGGCGGAACAACTGGTACTGTTACATTAGATATCGGTGCTGGTACAGGTATCACAGTTAACGCAGATAATATTGCAGTTAACATGAGTGCATTTAGCACAACAGATTTAGCAGAAGGTGCAAATCTATACTTTACAACTAACCGTGCTAACAGCGCAATGAACGCTTACTTAGTAGGTGGCAACGGTTTAACATACTCTAGCGGCACTTTTGCAGTTGGTGCCGGCGATGGTATTACAGTTAATGCTGACAACGTAGCATTAACTAGCGGTATTATTACTACCGGTGCAAAAACGTACGGCTCTGCAAGTGCAGTACCAGCTATTACAGTTGACACTTACGGTCGTGTTACTAGTGTATCTAATACTAGCATAAGTATTACAGCAAGTCAAGTAAGTGATTTCACTAGCGCAGCTAACAGTGCCATTGATGCTAGAGTTTCAGGCGGCAGCGGATTAACTTATAGCTCAGGCGTATTAGCAGTTGGAGCTGGCAGTTACATCACAGTAGCCGCAGATTCAGTTGCAGTAGATGCATCTACAACTAACACCGCTGGTAAAGTAGTAGCCCGTGACGGCGCCGGTAATGTGTATGCTAACTATTTTGTTGGTACAGCAACCGCAGCACAATATGCTGACTTGGCAGAAAACTATCTAGCAGATGCTAAGTACGAACCAGGTACAGTACTTGTATTTGGCGGAGAAGCAGAAGTTACAGAATCAGTCACTTACGAGTCAACTAGAGTAGCTGGGGTTGTAACTACACAACCAGCGCACGTGATGAATAGCCATTTAGAAGGTCCTAATGTAGTTTGTATTGCATTGCGTGGCCGTGTCCCAGTTAAAGTTAAAGGCGTGGTACGTAAAGGTGATGTACTAGTTTCAGCTGGTGAAGGACATAACGGTTATGCAGTAGCAGCATTATATCCACGCGATGTGCCTGCTACATCTGTAGTTGGTAAAGCTATTGGTGACAAGCTGGACGCTGGCCTCGGTGTAGTTGAAGCTCTAATCTAAGTTTTTACATCGTTCCTGATAAATAGTTTTAACGGAAAATGACAATGGCACATGCCATTGACAGTGATTTTCACTGAACTGACCGGGGACATTGATGGCTATATTTGGTAACTTTAAGGGTACCACTCAACCTGATTTTAGGGTTGGAAAAACAGGCGCCCGTATTCACGGAAACTCATCTTTACCTGCTAGTGCAGACGCAGGCGATATTTGGGTAGATAAAGCAAACTCAACATTACAAGTATATCAAGCTAATGTTTGGACAAGCATTGGTTCAACTCTAACCGCACTTAACGTAGACAGCGGTACGCTTTTTGTTGACACTGCTAATGATACTGTAAGTATTGGTTCTACTAACTCTAACGAAAAGCTATTTGTTAACGGCAGCTTACGTTTAGGCACTAACCCATCCATTAAATACTCCGGTGCATATTTAGATTTTAAACATGCTAACGGCACAGGCACAGTTATTCGTGTAAGAGATAACGATAACGGTTTAGATCCTGTCTTTAAAATTTACAACGCAAACAACACTTCTGAGGTATTTAAAGTACAAGGAAGTAATGTAACTATTAATAATGCTTATACTATGCCGTTAACAGATGGCGGCGCAGGACATGCTATTGTTACAGACGGTAGTGGTAATTTGAGTTTTGCGTCATTAGGTGATCCGGTAGAAGATTACGGGTTCATTACAGAAGTAGCTAACGTTACTCTTGATTATGGCGCTGTTCTTGACTTAGACACACGCCGTCCAACAAAACACGATAGTTACACTGTAGCAGAAGCACAAGTACTTACATACATCAATCCCGGTGATATGATTTTTATTAGTAACGAATCAGGCGGCGCAACAATGGCGTTTTATGATGGCAGCGATTGGCGCAGAATTCAAGACAGACAAATTATTAGCTAATCTATAATAGGAACACACATGGCGAGAGCTAAAAAACAAACTGTTGAAGAAGTAGTTGAAACTAAAATTGATGTTGCGGCATTAACAGAAGAAATTACTCGATCAGTAACTAAAAAATTAACAGCAGAATTTGAAGGAAAAATGCAGGTAGCACTACAACAGATTAGCGCAGCATCAGAACAGCGTAGAGATCGTATTGTTCTCACAGGTGCAAAGCCTTACGCTATTGATGCTAGTGATGATGGTCTATTGTTTTCAAAAGAAAACGAGGTAGTATTACTTGTAGGTAAAAACGGACAGCTTGCAACAGGCACAAAAAGTCCAAAAAGTTTTGGTAAAGGTTCGGCACACTTTAGATCCGGTTATACTAGCGAAGCTGATATTCCTAGCAGCGGTGATGGTTGTACTCGTGGTGTAATTGTTGAAGGCGATGGCGACGATGACAAGACATTTGTTTTTCGTGCTGTTAGCAGAATGAATCGCCAAGGCGTTAACGTGTTTAGCGATGGAAGTATTGCATTAGGCAGTATGAACAAAGTTAACGATGCTACATTTGGGGTCTATCATAGATTCAATGACACTGATGCTGTGTCAATTGACATTCCAACATTAGAGTACGACCACACTGCATTTAGTGTTACCGCAGCAGCACCACTAAACAATCGCTGGAATGCAATTAATGTGATTGCTGACGAAGATACTGAATCGTTTAGAGTTGATGGCACTGGCGCAGTATTTGCTAACGGATCTTATTATAGTAACGGAACATGTTATGCAGAGCTATTTGAATGGGCTGATGGAAATGCTCGCGGCGAAGACAGAAACGGATTTACAGTAACACTTGACACTAACGGAAAACTAAGAGTAGCTGACGAAGGCGACAAAGTTGTTGGTGTAGTAGTTCCACATGCAGCAGTTGTGGGTAACAGCGCATGGAATCATTGGCATAAAAAATATAGAGACAAGCAAGTAAAATATAATGTTGTTGAATGGTTAGAAATTGAAACAACAAAATTAAAAAGTTTTTATAAGCAAAATCTTTCAAAGGATTTTGCACTACCAGATAATGCAGTAGAGATACAAACAGATTATAATGGTAATGAGTTGAAAAAATCTGCTTTAGATATTACTTGGGATAGTTCTCAAGAATATTTAGGTAGAGAGAAACGAGATAGCTGGGCGGTTGTTTGCATATTAGGATCTGCACCAGTTTATAAGGGTCAGTTAGTTAATAACAATTGGATCAAGGTAAAAGACTTGAACGATGAGTTAGAACTAATGATTATAAAATAAATGATAAATATGCATAACAATCGAGTATAACTCTAGGGGAATTAGAATGGCAACAGCAATTCAGAGACGTCGTGGTAATACCGCCCAACACGCCAGTTTCACTGGTCTAGCTGGCGAAATTACCATCGATACAGATAAAAATACAGTAGTAGTTCACGATGGTGTCACAGCAGGCGGTTACCCACTAGCCAAAGCTGATGATGTTGAAGCACTGGGCGGTGCTGACATTACAGCAGTAGTTGCTGGTAATGGTTTAACAGGCGGCGCCACTAGTGGTAACGCAACCATTAACGTAGTAGGCGGCGCTGGTATTACAGTTAGTGCTGACAACGTAGCAGTTAATACATCATACTATGATGTAACTAACGGCGGAACAGGTTGGACAGGTAATTTAGAGCCAAGCGCAAACAATACATATAGCTTAGGTAGCGCAACTAATGTTTGGAAAGATCTATTCGTAGGTCCAAACTCAATTCGCATTGGCGGTGTAGCACTAAGCCTAACTAATGGTGTTCTAACATTTGGCGGCTCAAACGTTGCTGTTGCAGGTTCGGCTTCATCAAATGCTGATACAAGAGGATTATTCAGCGCATCAGACGCTGGTGGTGATGGCAGCTTTAGTTACAACAGTTCAACTGGTGTGTTTACTTACACCGGGCCAAGCCAAGCAGAAGCTAATGCACGTATTGATGCATATCTAGCAGGCGGCGCCGGCTTAACATATAGTTCAGGTACATTTGCAGTTGGTGCAGGTGACGGTATTATTGTTAACCCAGATAATATTTTAGTTGACGGTGCTTATGTTAAAGGACTGTTCAGCGCATCAGACGCTGGTGGTGATGGCAGCTTTAGCTATAACAACGGTGTGTTTACTTATACAGGCCCAAGTGCAAGCGAAGTTCGCGCTCACTTCTCAGCCGGTACTGGCATCACACTAACAAATGGTGAAATCGCTACCACTATTACTCAATATGCTGATAGCAATGCAAGAGCAGCAATTAGTGTAACTGATTCAGGCGGCGACGGAAGCCTTTCATACAATAGTTCAACTGGTGTACTAACTTATACAGGTCCAAGTGCTAGTGAAGTTCGCGCTCACTTTAGTGCTGGTACTGGTATTACAGTAAGCAGTGGGGTTATTGCTGTTGATAGTACAATTGCTACTAAAGATTACGCTAACACAGCAGCTAGCAACGCAGTTGCAGCAGTAATTGATGCAGCACCAGCAGCACTAGATACACTAAATGAACTAGCAGCAGCATTAGGCGATGATGCTAACTTCTCAGCTACTATTACTAGTAGCATTTCGACAAAGTTAGCAATTGCTGATTTTGACTCAACTGCTAACACATGGATTAGCACAAAGTCAAGCACTGATCTAGCAGAAGGCACAAACTTGTACTTCACAGCAGCTCGTGCAAGAGGCAACATTAGTGTAACTGATGCAGGCGGCGACGGCTCAATGAGTTATGATAGTGGTACTGGTGTAATTACTTACACAGGTCCAAGTGCTAGTGAAGTTCGCGCTCACTTTAGTGCTGGTACTGGTGTTACACTAAGTAGCGGCCAGATCAGCATTGGTCAAGCAGTTGGTACAACNNGGTGATGTAACTGGTACAGTAAGCAGTCTATCTAACCATGATACAGCAGACCTAGCAGAAGGCACAAACTTATACTTCACAGCAGCTCGTGCAAGAGGCAATGTTAGTGCAACTGATGCAGGCGGCTTAGGTTCGTTTGGTTATGATAGCGGAACCGGCGTGTTCACTTACACTGGCCCATCAGACGGTGATATCCGCGGTCTATTTAGTGCCGGTACTGGTGTAACAATTACAAATGGACAAGTTGCAATTGGTCAATCAGTTGGTACAACTGACAGTGTAACATTTAATACTGTTACAGCAGACCTAGTCGGTGATGTAACTGGTACAGTAAGCTCACTAAGCAATCATGATACAGCAGACCTAGCAGAAGGCACAAACTTATACTTTACCGCAGCTAGAGCTCGCGGTAACATTAGTGTAACAGACAATGGCGGCGATGGCTCACTAAGCTACGATAGTGGTACTGGTGTAATCAGCTATACAGGTCCAAGTGCTAGTGAAGTTCGTGCTCACTTCAGTGCAGGTACTGGTGTAACGATCACAAATGGACAAGTTGCAATTGGTCAGGCAGTCGGTACAACTGACAGCGTAACATTTAAGAATCTTGAAACTAGCGGCAACTTAGTAATTGGCGGTAACTTAACTGTTAGTGGTAATGTTGTTACAATTAGTTCAGAGAGCTTAACTGTCGAAGATAACATGATTTATCTAAATGACGGTGCAAACTCAAATGTTAACGTTGACTTAGGTATTGTTGGTAACTATAATAATGGTACTAACTATGCTCATGCTGGTATTTTCCGTGATGCTACAGATGATCGCTGGAAGGTATTTAAAAACTTAACAGTTGAGCCAGGCGTTGAAATTAATACAGGTCATGCAAGTTTTGCACTAGCTGATTTCCAGGCTAGTACAATTTATGGTAACTTAACTGGTAACGTAACTGGTACAGTAAGCAGCCTAAGCAATCACGATACAGCAGACTTAGCCGAAGGTACAAACTTATACTTTACCGCAGCTCGTGCAAGAGGCAACATCAGCGTTACTGATAACGGTGGTGACGGTTCACTAAGCTACGATAGTGGCACCGGTGTAATTAGCTATACTGGCCCAAGTCAAGCTGAAGCTAATGCACGTATGGATGCATACTTAGTTGGCGGCCCTGGTTTAACTTACGTAAGCGGTTCGTTTGCTGTAGGCGCAGGCGCAGGCATCACAGTTAATGCCGATAACGTATCACTAAGCACAAGCGGTGTTTCAGCTGGTACATACGGTAGTGCTACAGAAGTTGCACAAGTTACAGTTGATAGTTACGGTCGTGTTACAAGCGTAACAAATGTTACAATTTCGGGTGATATTACTGAAGTTGTTGCAGGTAGCGGCTTAACAGGTGGCGGAGCAACTGGTGCAGTAACTCTAAACGTAGTTGGTGGCTTTGGTATTGTTGCAAATGCTGACAGTATTGAATTATCAAACTCAAGCGTTCGCGGACTATTCAGCGGTTCAACCGGCGTTGACTACAACAGTTCAACTGGTGCAATTACACTAGCAAGCAGCACAGGCGGCTCAGGTCTAACTTATAGCTCAGGCGTACTAGCAGTTGGTGCAGGTAACTACATTACTGTAGCAGCAGACTCAGTAGCAGTTGATGCTACTACTACAGCTACAGCAAGTAAGGTTGCTGCTCGCGATGCAAGCGGTGACTTGTATGCTAACATCTTCCAAGGTACAGCATCAAGCGCACGTTACGCTGACTTGGCAGAACGTTACGAAGCAGATGCAATCCTAGAACCAGGTACAGTAGTATGCTTTGGTGGTGAAAAGGAAATTACAGCATGTGATCACGAAAATGACCACGCTGTAGCAGGTGTCGTTTCAACAGATCCAGCTTACATGATGAACAGTGCTGCTGGTAACAACGATACTCACCCATACATTGCACTAACTGGTCGTGTTCCAGTTAAGGTAGTTGGTCCAGTTGCTAAGGGCGACCTACTAGTAGCAAGCGGCGTTAAAGGTCATGCAATGGCTAATAACAATGCTAAGGCAGGTACAATTATTGGTAAGGCAATTGGTAGCAGCGATGCAGGCGAAGGCGTAGTTGAAGCATTAATTAACTTAATGTAATTAACATTATACTTTAAAACTATAAGAAAGGGTGTACAGTAATGTATACCCTTTCTTTTTGATAAATAATAGTACAAGAATTATAACATACATTCTAACACCTACAGTTAACATACCCACATAGACATTGACAGTATAACAACTTATTTCCTAGGTCGGAGTCTTTGTGGAAGAAATCTTTAAACTCATAGCAGAAGTTGGCGCACCTATTGCTGGATCACTGGCAATGGGTTTTTTCATTTTCCTTGTAATCAAACAATTACTTGAAGGTGTAGTAGAGCAGGTTAAGACACTAACAATGTTTTGTAACTCGTTAGAAAACCGTGCAACTACTATGAGTAATGAAATGATGAAAATTGACTTACTAGTCAGCAGCGCATTAGAATTAAAACCTGACATTGAACGCATCTCCAGAGCTACAAACTTTGTAGAAGATGGCAAAGTGGATGCAAGGAGAGACTAATGGACGGCGTAGCAGATCTAATTAGCCAATTTGGTTTCCCAGTTGTAGCTATGGTAGGGTTAGGATACTTCATCTACTTTATTTGGACATTTATTGGTGAGCATATTGATCCTGCATTACATGATATGCATATTGCACTTATTCGTGTAATTGATAAGACACGTATGCTGGACCAAGATATGATAAGACTACAACAAAAGGTTAATGTTGTATTAGAGTATAGAGCAGTTCAAAAAATTATTGAACAAGCTCAAAAAGAAAGAGAGCTAGAAGCTCTAAAAGAAAAAGTAAACACATCACATGTAGAACAACTAAAATCAAAGAATGAGGAAACATGACATGAAACTAACAAAAATTAACATGTTTGTTTTTTCAGCTTTATTAGTTTCTGCATCGTCAGCTGGCGCTTCAGAGATTGTGCATCAATTTAATAGCCCGGCCTTTAGCGGCATTGGTTACACACAGCACGTTCTAAGCATTTACAATCAAGAACAAGCAGCTAAACAGAAAATTAAAGACGAAAAAGCACAAGCAGAAGCCAAAGCTGAATTAAAACTAATGCAAGATCCTATCTATCGTTTCAAGCAAGCACTTGAAAGTAGAATGTATCAAGAACTTGCAAAACAAATTACAGACAACCTTTTTGGTGAAGCAGGTATTAGCGAAGGCGTACTAGACTTCCCAACAGGCGGTACTGTTGCATATAAGAAAGATGGTAGTTATATTACACTAACTATCACAGACGCTAATGGTACAGTTACAAATATTAAAGTTCCAGTAGCAACAATTGTTGGCGCAGCAGGTGGTGGCTAATATGAAAAAACTATCAATAGCATTATTAGCAAGTGCAAGTCTTGTGCTAAGTGGTTGTGCAAGTTTTTCACAAATGGACAAACTTCTAACCAAAACTCAATTTCAAGATGCGAAAGTAGAACCTACAACACTAGATCGCCCAGAGTTTATTTTACCTAAACCAGCAAACGGTCCAGTAGTAGTTGCAGTGTATAGCTTCTTAGATAGAACAGGTCAACGTAAACCTAGCCCAATGGTTGCACAATTAAGCAGTGCAGTTACACAAGGCGCAGAGACTTATCTAATTAAAGCCCTTCAAGACGCTGGAAACGGCAGTTGGTTCAAAGTAGTTGAGCGTGTCGGATTAGACAACTTAATGAAAGAGCGCCAAATGATTCGTCAAATGCGCGAAATATACGAAGGAACAAATGCAAAGCCAATGCCTCCAATGCTATTTGCAGGCGTTTTAGTTGAAGGCGGTATTGTTGGGTATGATAGTAATATTGTAACTGGTGGTAGCGGTATGCGTGTTTTTGGTATTGGTCCACAAACACAATATCAAGCAGACATGATTACTGTTAGTTTACGTGTAGTCAGTGTTACAACTGGTGAAGTACTAGTAAGCATTACTACAACAAAAACAGTTTATAGCTATATGGATAAACTAGGCGTATTGAAATTTTACGAATCAGGCACTAAATCGTTTGAAGCTGAAGTAGGCATGGGCGTAAATGAAAGCGGTAATCGTGCAACAAACATGGCTATCCAAGCCGCAGTAGTTGAAATGATCCGCGAAGGACAGAGAAAAGGCTTCTGGGACTACGATCCAAAATCTGTAGAAGAAATTAGATTGGCGCAAGAAGCAGAGAAACAAGCTAAAGAAGAAGCACAAGTTCTTATTAAGCTAAAAAACACACTTAAAACTAAAGAGAAGAAAACCGCTGAAGATCAAAAATGATTTCAGTGAAAAATTTTATAGGAGAGGTAGATGAATAAGACATTTAAGATCTTATCGTTTGGTCTAATGGCTTTAATGTCTACCAGTTCGTTCGCTCAGGTAGCAAGTACTACTAACAAGGTTTTTATTGACCAAGTTGGTAATAGCAATACAGTTACCTTAACACAATCAGGTAGTGGCAACAGCATTGGCGTAAGCGCAAGTGACTATGCTACTATTACTGGCGACAGCAACACAATTAATATGAGCCAGACTGGTGATAATAATAAAGCAAATTACAAAATTACAGGCAACTCAAACACATATAAGAGTGTCGTTACAGGCAACAACAATGATGTTCTTGTAACTTGCGGTACAAGTGCAGGCGCATGTACAGGCGTTACAATTGATCAGACAATTACTGGTAATGGTAACAAGTTAGTTGAAACTATTGCAGGAAGTGCGATCAGCAGCAAAACAAAAATTGTTGGTAACTTAAACGATTTAGAATATAATCTAACAAGTAGCAACGGTAAACTTGATGTTGACATCAGTGGTGACAGTAACATTCTACGTCACACACAAACTGGTGCAGCAGGTGTTAGCGGCCACGACCTTAAGGTAGCTGTTCTAGGTTCACTAAACCAGATCACAACTACACAAGGCGGCACAATTGACACAACTGTAAATATCAAAGTTAACGGTGGCAGCAACATCATTAATGTGACTACGAGCAATTAATAATGTTACGCAAGATTGCTATCGCAATATGCTGTTTTCTAAGTGCAGTACCAGCTTGGGCTGAGATAGGTAAAATCTCAACTCAGGCTGGTCCTGACTCTTCTATTCAGCGAGGCAGACAAATTATTGCAGGAAAACCTAACACAGGGATAGCATCCAACGACACAGTAAGTACTCGTAAAGGTACTACTTTGAATATTAGTTTTAAAGACAATACAAAAGTAAGAATTACTGAAAATAGTCGACTAGTAATTGACGACTTTGTTTACGATCCTAAAAAGAGTGATGCAGGCAGATTAGCAATGAAAGTATCAATGGGTACAGTTCGCTATGCTAGTGGACAAATTGCTAAAGTAAATCCTCAAAGAATTAATATTAGAACTCCTAGCGCAGCAATTGCAGTGCGCGGCACAGATTTCCACATGACGGTTGATGAGATGGGCAGAAGTTTAGTTATTCTAGTACCTAGCTGCCGTGATGAAAATGAAACAGTTAAAACAGATGAGCAACGTTTATTAAATTGCCAAACCGGTAAAATTATAGTTGAAAACTCAGCTGGTTCAGTAGAATTAAATGAACCTTTTAGTGCTACATATGTAGCAAACTTTGATTCTCTACCAAATCCTCCAGTTACATTAAAGCTAACTAGCATTGATCCAAGAATTAGCTTTGACAGCGAAGTAACTAACGACTTAATTATTAGTCCCCCTGAAGCTATTCAAGAACAAATTGCTAAATTGTCAAAAGACAATGAGAACGAAGAAAACGAAGAAGAAACTGTAACTCGTATGGCTAATGCAGAAAGTAATAGAAATTCACGAGATGAATCTAAACTATCTGCATTAACAACAGGATCAGGCGGTACTAAACCTTGCTCTGAAAAAATTATTTGCGTAGAAGCAAATCCTTATGTAACATTTTATAGAACAACTGAAAGTGATCACTATGCAGAAGTGAGAGCAAGACTAAACGCAAATACAACTTTAACTATTATTCATAATGGCGACGAAGGAAAAGTAGGTTGGGGACCTGCGCCTAACTCAGGTAATACAGTTATTATTAGGCAGACAAAATGAGAAAGATATTAGCAGCACTATTGTTTTTCATTGGCGTACCAGCAGCAGCGCAAGAAGCTAACTATGGTTTTGAATCAGGAAACTATACTAACTGGACTGTTAGTAATGGTAGTACAGCAGTAAAAACTAGCGGCTGGAGCGACAGCGGATCAGGCGCACAAGTAACCACAGGAGTACAGAACTTTTGTCCAGGCGGTGGAAAGTGTTGGACAATTACCCCGTATGGTACTTACATGTTAAGTATTCAAGCAGGCGGTGGATCACCTACGTTTGACAATTCGATGTCAACTCTTGGGTTCACTAGTACTGAGACTACTTCAATTAAAAATACTATCTATCAAAACGGTAATATGTATCCAACTAACGCTTCTTACGCAAAGCGCAGTGTGTTTTTAGAAGCAGGTAAGACTTATACATATGCCTGGAACTACGTAAGCACAGACTATACTCCGTACAATGACGGTTCGATGGTTGTGGTTACAGGAGCCGCAGGTCCTGTAACAGTCAACGGTCAAAACAAATATGCACTACTAGGTTTTACTAATCCTGGAACTGGTAACTATTCAACTGGCAGTTATGGTTCAACAGGTTGGCAACAAATAGTTATTACAGTAACCGCATCAGGCAATTACGATTTAGCATTTATTACTTTTAACTTAGGCGATACTGCATTAAGTCCTATTTTGTTTATTGATGAAGTTATAGGTACTACTTTGTTAAACGGACAAACATTTGATTCTGTTTCCCCGAACGCAGGTAGCACTGCTCCACCGCCCCCAGCACCAACACCTCCAGGACCAACATATTGTTGCGGCGCTAGCGGCGATTCATTTAACGCTAGTACTGCTAATACAACTAAAGTTACTACGTTTACTAACAGAACTGTAAAAGATTCAAAAGTTATAATTGAACAGATTGGTTTTAGCAATAATATCACTGTAACGCAAAGTGGTACAAGAGAGAACTATTTCAAATATTATAGTAACGGTAACAATAACACTACTACTGCTACTCAAAGCGGTACTAGTAATTCAGTAACAAACTACATGGACGTCACAGTTAATGGCAATAGCAATAGTCTAACGCTAAGTCAAACTGGTTCTGGTGGTAGCAAAGGTATCTTTGCTACAGTATCAGAAAACAATAATACGATAAATATCCAGCAAAAAGATAATGGTAGTCATTACTTAGATTTATCTTTGAGCGGTGGTAACAAGTCAGTTGCTATCATCCAACAAGGTAGTGCTAGCCACATGGCATCAATTAGCCTTAGCGGAAACCCAACAAGTTTAGAATTAACACAAAGTGGCAGTACACAAAACTTCTATTCCATTGTACATTCGTGTGCAACAACTGGAGGATGCGGTACAATCACAGTAACACAAGGACAATAATATGCTTAAGAAAATTTTACTAAGTCCATGGACTGCATTACTCACACTAGTTTTACTCGTAGGTATTAGAGCACTAGATCCTAGCTTTGTTGAAAGTGTGCGTCTAAGATATTTTGATACACTTATTACTAGCAAAGAGCCTGTACAGAACAATATCTATACAGTTAACATTGACGAAGCAGCATTAGACAAATATGGTCAATGGCCCTTCCCTAGAGATCAGTATGCAAGCATAGTAAAAGATTTGTATAGCAGAGGCGCAGGTCTCGTTGTGTTCAATGTGTTAATGGCTGAACCGGATCGTTTTAAGGGCGATGCTGCATTGGAATCTGTAATGGCACAGTATCCAGTTATACTACCAAACGTGCCATCGGATAAGTCAAAAAATAATCCTCGCGAAACTGGTGCTGCAATTTTAGGCCCAGAGTATTTAGATACAGTAGTTCAGTACCCAGGTATCATTGCTAACTTACCTAACTATGAAGGTTTAGCGATTGGTACAGGTACAGTTAATACATTACCAGAAATTGACGGCGTAAATCGCCGTGTACCATTAGTAGCAAGTGTAGACGGCACATTATATCCTGCATTAAGTCTAGAAGTTCTGAGGGTAGTAGCAGGAGATCCTAGCTTTCAAATTAAGTTAAATGAGTTAGGTGTAGAAAAAATGCGTATCCCGCAATTTGGTCCAGTTACTACAGATAGCTTAGGCCGAGTGTGGATTGACTGGAGTCAGAAAGCAAACTCTGTCAGTCTTGCTAATCTACCCAAAGACTTTCGAGGTGCTGTTGTTATTGTAAGTCCAACAGCAGCAGGTATTAGTAACCCAGTACCAACTGCACTAGGCCCAGTTCATCCACATGAACTACAAGCCGCAGTAGTTGGCACTATGTTTAACGGCGTTAACATTCAGCGCCCTGATTATGCAGACTTTGCAGAAATTGCTGCATTACTTGCATTAGGCTTAATTATTATTTTCTTATCAAGGTGGACATATGTCGGTCTTTCTACAACTGTTATTGGGGTCGCTGCCAGTGTTGGTGGCTCTTACTGGTTGTTTATTAACCACAACGTGCTCGCAGACGCGACAGCAACTACTATTGGCATTGTTCTTGTTGCCTTGCACGTTTATGGCGTTAAGTTTGTAAGCGAGTTTTTACAAAAGCAACAAATTAAAAAGCAGTTTGGTACTTACTTGAGTCCAGACCTAGTGGCACAGCTACAGCGTCAACCTGAACTATTAAAGCTAGGTGGTACTGAGCAAGAACTATCAATCATGTTCACTGACGTTCGCGGCTTTACAACTATTAGTGAACACTACGGTAAAGACGTTCAAGGTTTGACTAGCATTATGAATAGATATATGACTGCTATGACCAAAGCTATTCTAGAAAATAAAGGTACATTGGATAAGTATATTGGTGATGCACAGATGGCATTCTGGAACGCACCAGTTAATAATCCGCAACACGCGAAAGACGCAGTACGCACTGCATTTCAAATGTTGAATGCATTAAAGGAATTTAATGAAGAAATTAAGACAGAAGGTGTCCCAGCTTTTGGTATGGGTCTCGGTATCAATACTGATACTGTGGTTGTTGGCAATATGGGCAGTGATCAGCGTTTTGATTACACCTGTCTTGGTGATGGCGTTAATCTTGCTAGTCGCCTCGAAGGTCAATCCAAGCCCTACGGAGTCAAAGTTATTATTGGACCAAAAACGGCTGAGTATGTGCGAGAAGCATACCAAGTCATTGAGCTCGATCTACTTGCAGTAAAGGGCAAGACTGAACCTGCACAAATTTATACTGTGCTAGAAAAATTTAACGAGTCAGACGAAAAGGCACACAAGCAGTTCTTAGCAGCATATCGTAAAGGTGACTGGTCTACAGCATATAAAGTCGCTACAGACTTACGCCATAGCTGGAACGGTGAACTAACACAGTATTACGAAATGATGAGAAGTCGTATTACAGAGTTTAAAGAAACACCTCCTAAAAAATGGGATGGTATTTACCGTGCAACATCAAAATAAAAGTAATTTAACTCTTGACAAACAAGAAAAAATCTATTATATATTATAAGTCGAAAGATTTATTTTATAAAACTTAGACACACAAAAAGAGGAAAGAAAAATATGAAGAAGTTAATTGCAATCGCAACACTTGCGACAGCCGCAGTAGCAACTCCAGCTTTTGCTGATACACTAACTGCTGAAGTTCGTTTTGGTGATGTACGCAGTGCTGATACACGTACCATTCCAAACACAACCGAATATCGTGTTGAGTACTGGAGCACTCTAGGTATGCTAAATGTTGGTGCTGAACTACAATCACTACAGGGCGAAAATGCTGGCGCAACCGGCTCACTAGTTTCGCTTAAGGCAGGCCCAGCACTACCAACAGTAGCAGGCATTCAGGTTGTTGCTTATGGTGAAGCAGGTAAGCACATTGCTACAGCAAACAACTTTGAGTTTTGGGGTGCTGCAATCGGCGCTCGTAAGGACATTATCGGTCCACTCTCAATTGATGTAGGCTATCGTCACCGTGAAGGTTTTAATGCCGGCAACATCAACGAAGATCGACTACATGCTGGTCTAGGTCTTGCTCTTACTGATAATACCTCAGTTGGTGCAACCTACTACCGCACTCGTGGTAGTCTAGACTCTGACGCAGTTGGCGTTAGAATTACCCGTAAGTTTTAATTAACTTAAACGTAGTGGCGGCAGAAATGTCGCCACTACTATTATATGCACAACGAATGTTTGTGTCTTTTACGCTTCCGGATCCCAAGACTTTAGTGCAATAAACGTATTGCGATAATGACGAAAGTCTTTTATTAGCTGTCGAGCATGAAAAAGCTCTAGCGGAATTTTGTCAGTATATTTTATCAGTGGCAAATAATATCGACTAACAATTTTTTCTAGTCGACGTATATCTACGCTTAATGCATCTACTAGTTTGTTGTTATATTCTAAGTCTTGCATTAATCCTATTAACCATGCATGGTATTCGTTTTCTGTATTATAACTTCTAGTGATTTCTCGAATCTCATAGAATAGCGCACGAACAGGATTAATGTTAGGTCTATACTTTACTAATACAGATGGAAATTTAAAATCTCCGACTTCTGTTTCAAGTTGATTTATAATACTAGTATATTCTTTTCGTAATGCTATTTTTAAACTTTCTAAGTTGTTGTTTATTTTTTCTTCGTACGATTTAATTAATGCATCAGCAATTTTTTGATATTTAGGATCTAGTTTAGCGTAGTAGTTGAGTTTTATATCGTCAATAGAATATGCCCCTTCGAGTAAATCAAAAGGGATAGTTTTAGTTTTCTTGTATTTGTCTAGCTCGTTCTGAATCCTTAACAGAACGAAATCAACTACATCACTCATTACACTATTTATTCTTTATGTATTTTAAGAATAGTGTGTAGTTTTTCTGTTCCACCATTTTTGTTTAGTGTTAGTCTTGCGCCGTTGTGTAATGGCTGCGGCCATACGCCAATGTTCACCCATGCATAACCGGCACTCTCGCTGTTTAGTACAGGTGCAAATTCTTTTTCTACTACATATACAAAACTGTAGTAATAAAATTTTTTATCTCGACTTTGATAAACGTCAATTGGATTTAGTTTTGCAAGTTCTGGAACAAAACCAATTTCTTCTGTTAGTTCGCGTTGAATACACTCGTAAACTGTTTCACCCTTTTCAATAAGGCCGCCCCAGAATCCCCAAGTATTTTTAAATCTTTTATCAGAATTGCGTAGTTGTAGTAAGCAACGTCCAGTATCTTTTGCTAAAAACACTACGCCGGCGGCAGTAGTCATTACAGTACAAGTCTCCAGTAACCAGGATTGTATTCACCTTCGTAACTACTTATCCATGCGCTACCAGTCCACTTGTATTGTTTTGATGTAAATTCGTTTGTTACATACTGCACTGAGTCCACCGACTGAGAATCAAACACCACAGTCCAGTTTGAACCATCATATTGAATGATGTCGTTTTCGTTAGCATCTAAGTTCCATGCTGGATACCCAACGGCACTAATTGTTTCTGTAATTAAGTAACGTTGTCCTAGCGCAGCAGGCGCTAGACCGTTACTAGGGCTACTTGACCTAGGATCAATAATCTTAGTTACATCAACTAGTGAGTTTGAAGGCAGAGTATCTGTATCTAGGTTAAAAATTAATGAAGTGCCGTCTAGCGGATTAGCAGTTACAGAACCTACTACAAGGTTAGAATCGCTGTCGCTGTCGTTACTGATGTTGAGCTTTAGTAAACTAGTTGAAGTTAGTTCGCCCTTCATTTCAATAATATCTTGCCATAGTTTAGCAACCCCGCTATTATTAATTAGTGTTGCTGTTGCACCATTGATTAGCAATCTATAATCACCAGGTGTAACAATAACTTCACCTTCGTCGGGAATATTGCCAAAGAAATCTGCATACGCTGCATCATATCCTAACCCAGCAATACTATCTGTCTTATGAATATCTGCGATAATTTGTTGAATGATTGTCTGACGTTTTACTTTAGCTGGCGGACTGATCCAGATAGGCACGCTAAATGTTAGTGTAGCAATATCTAATGTTTCATCAACACCAGCTGGAATACTGCGACTACTCCAGTTAATATCTGTTAGTTCAATTTCAAATACGCTAGTCCAGTCCAGTGGATTGCTGTTTGATTGTAACTGAATGCTTGGGTTAAACAGAATAAAAATTTGTTCAAGTAGCTGAAGTTTGGTATCGGTATTAGTGGTCCAAATATCAACTTGAATAGTTAAATTGTATGGAACAGGCATGTAACGTTGTGTTGTATATAGATTGCCTTGTTCACTTGTATAAACATTGTTTGCAGCGTCAAACTCGCGCTCTGCAACTTGCTGAGTGTCAACTAAAAACGGCTCAGCAGTTCTATCTCTTGCAGGCTGAATGCTTTGAATACTTACTGCAATTTGTGGCGCACTATTAAGCGTATTTTCACTATTGTTACGCATAATGTGCGCCACAAGTCTGCTTGAGTCACCATAACGAGCAGGCACGCGGTTATACTTAGTACCGCTACTAGTATATTCTCTAACTTGGAAGTTTGAAAATACTCTGATAATCTGAATCAGATAACGTTTAATCTGCTCGTCATACCAGAAATCTAAGTTCTTGCCTGCCATTATGTTTTCCTTATGCTAACCAGCTAGCGTACTTCTTAGTCTTTTCTTTACGATCGTCTAAGCCGTGTGTGCCACCGTTGATACGTTTTGTTAGCTCTAGAATAGATGCATCGTTCACTCCCTTATCACAAATAGCCCATAGCTTGTTTGATTCAAAGAAGAACATTGCACTTTCAAAAGCGTACTTAGTAGCAACTACATCAGGATTGGTCATTACTTCTGGATCACCGATGTACTTTGAAAACGCTTCGTAATTGCTTTTACCTGTTAGCTGAATAGCGCCACGACCGCGATACTTCCAGCCGTCACCACTCTTTTCATCACCGTTGCCCATACGACTTGCATATACGCGGTTAGCGATCATTTCCGGCTTACGCTCATACTTAGCGGCTGTAGCTGTATCTGGGAAATACTTTTTAAAGATTCCTAGTAAGCCCTGTGCGCCATAGTTTAAGTTTTCGTTGAAAGTTTTGAAGCCACCTGACTCGTGAGCGCACTGTGCAAAGAAGTGTGCTGCTCTTGCATCACTCATCTTGTAAAATGCTTGTGCAGCCTTTAGTGTACCTGGGCCCCATGCACCGTCTGCGGTAGCGCCAACTTTTTCTTGTAGAATTTTAACTGACATATGCGCCCCTTACATGTTCTTCCATGCGTTAGTTGGATCAAAGTCTGTTGTTGGAACATACTTTGTTGATGAACCGTCTTTCTTAGCAATTAGCTTTTGTTTACGGTTACCGCCTTCCTTCTTGATCGAAGCGTGAACCCAACCTGAGTTCTTATCGCCTTCTACGTAGAACTCAAGAATAACTTGGTCGTACTCTAGGTTGTCAGCGATCCAGTCAGCAACAACTTTATTTGAAATGCCGTTAATTTCAAAGTCAATTGCTTGACCATTAACGTGCTGACTTGTTGTGCTGCCGCCTACAGCCTTGTTAACGGCTGGACTGCGATAGCTTGAGTTAATTGTAACAGCCTTACCAAAGTGAGCACGAACTGGCTCGAGAATCTTCTCACAGCAATAACGCATATTTTCGATGTGTTCTGCTGTTGGTGTATTTGGTAGACCTAGCTTTTTTGCTGTTGGTGATGCAGTCATTTCTTCTAATGTGAAATGCTCTGTTAATTTTGTAGCCATTCTGTTACTCCTTTAGTTGTCTGTCTTTGGCTTTACTACTTTGCTGAGATTAGTCTTTTCAGGAGTAATCTCACCGTCACTGTTAATTGTAAAGTTATCGTTGTTAATAAACGATGTAAGCAATCTGTTTGCAGCAGCCCAAGTGCTGCGGAAATCGTCGCTTACTCTGATCCATCTACTACCGGATTTCTTAAACAATCTATTAGGAGTAAAGTCAGTTCGTAAGAAATAATCATCATCATTTACACCTGTAGTTGGGAAACTTGAGCCGCTACCAACTATGCTTAGACCGTTTGGCGGTTGTCCGTCGCTAGCACCAAAGTCTAAACCAATTGCAGGTTTGTCTGGTACGCTAGGATCAAAATACAAGTGTGTGTTATTTCTGTATTGTGGGTCATACGGAACATCACGTTCCGCTTGTTCTAATATTGCATCATTGATTGCAATTTCGTTTTGGTACTTGCTGATAAGATTGCGTAGATCGCCTTCTTCTTCGCCAGTACCAATAATATCTCTGTATTCTTGACTGTCACTGATAGGACCACATTTGACACGCCATAGATGAGGCCACCAACGTGGGTCGTAACCTTCTGCGGGTCTAGCGCCTTCTTGCACTACATAGAATCTGTTAATGGCGCCTTCAGCACCTAGTAGAATGTCATCTCGCAAGTGAGGGAGTTCTAAGACGTCACCGGGCATTAGCTTACGCCCTAGTGCTTCTACCATGCTCTCAATGTGAAAAGTTAAAAATACTGTATCGTTAGCTAAGAATGCACCAAACTGTGTTAAGTCAAACCCATCATTATCTAAAATGTTGTATTGACCTCTTAACTCGTAAATTGTTTTGTCATACTTGCGATCTCTGTTTTCTAAGAACAGCAAGTCTTGAATAAACACTTGAGTATCGTTCCCGGCGCTGCTAGGGCGAGTAGGATCTCCGCTATCAGGGGTTTCGTTGACTCCTAAATATCTGTGGACATGCACCCCAGTACCGCCAGCATGTAAATGCTCGCCTACAATTCTGTCAATGAATTTAAAATCATTGGTTTTAACGGGGTTCCATAATGAGAGTCTTGGCATAATACTATTTATCAGAAGTATTCTAAATAAAATTTACTGCACTGTTTAAGGCAATAAATATCGCTATGAATAAGGCTGTTAGAGGAGCTCGCCCAATTAAGAATAGTGTGGTTAAATCCCACTATGATGCACATATTTATAAAGATGTGAGCTTAGATGAATACGCTGATGTGTGGCGTAATTGGTTAGAATATTCAGATACAAAGTCAATTAACGGACTAGATCAGTTTGAGTTTGCGGATTATACCCAAGGAACAAGTCAAACGTTTGACCACTTTATTTTAAAACATGCTGCTGATAAGCATATATTTTGCCTTCGCGGCGATTTCCAATACCATGCTTGTTTAGGAAAACATATAAACTTTTCATATGTAAGTAATTACAGCGAGTTAGTTAGTAAGATACAAGGCCGAGGTTTACATGCGCTGCTGATTAGCGCACCTTTTAGTGACTTTGGATGTATGCATCCTGAGTTCTATGACATTCTAAATATATGTCATGTTAACGATATTCCTGTTTGTTTAGATTTAGCATATTGGGGCATTTCTAAAAAAGTACATCTTGATTTAAACTATCCTGCTATCCAAGAAGTTACTTGCAGCCTAAGCAAACCATTCTATGCTTTAGAGAATCATAGGGTAGGAATCAGGTTTACCAGAACCTATGCCGATGATGGTATAAGTATGTTAAACGAAGTCGAAATGCAAAATAAGCATAGTATGAGCTTAGGCGTACACTTCATGAAAAGTTTTAGCCCAGACTGGAACTGGGAAACATACGAACAACGCTACTACGAAGTATGTAAAGAATTTGGTTTCATTTATACCGACACTGTGATTTTTGGCCTAGGCGACGAAGTCAGATATAAACATTTCAACAGAGGTGTACCTGGAAACTATAGAGTATGCATATCCGAATACCTTGAGGACAAATAAAAATGATTGTAAATTCACACAATGACTGGGATCCGTTAGAAGAAATTGTTGTAGGTCACGCACACCACAGTCGCATCGCAACAGACATTAGCGCACGTAGCTTTAGCTATGCTAACCATCCAGAGGAAAAAATTAAGCCATTGGAAGGTTCTTATCCACAATGGGTAATTGATGAAGCTAACGAAGATGCAGATGGATTAGCTGACACCCTTACAAAGATGGGTGTTAAAGTACATCGTCCTAAAATTATTGATTGGGATAATGTTAACTACGACATTGGCCAAGGATGGAACACTAAAGGCTGGTACAGCTGGTGCCCGAGAGATTTAATTCTTCCGCTTGGCGACATGCTAATCGAAACTCCTACTCCGGTACGTGCTAGATACTTTGAAACGAGACTGTACGAAGACATTCTCTATCAAGCATTTGAGGATGGTGCGCTATGGGTTCAAGTACCTAAGCCAAAGTTACACGACGATATGTATCAGTTCGATGATCTTAAGAAAGCAACTCTTATGGATCATGAGATTTGTTTTGATGCGCCTAACATTGTTCGTGTCGGCCGCGACTTGCTGTACCAAGTTAGTAACAGCGGCAACATGAAAGGCTACAAGTGGCTCAAGCGTTTCCTAGAACCGATGGGTTATAAGTTGCATTACAGCGAACTATACAGCTATGCACACTTTGACAGTACTATTATTCCACTACGTCCAGGTCTTGTACTGTTAAACAGCAGCCGTGTAACACCAGACAACTGCCCAGAGATTTTTAAGAAGTGGGACAAGATTTGGTTTGATGACTGTGTTGTGCAAGGTAGTAAGTTAGCTGACCAAGGATATATTGCCCCATGCAGTCCATATATTGGAATGAATATTCTTAGCGTTAATGAAAACACTATTATCTGCGACAGCGCCCAAGAGCCACTAATGCGTGAATTAGATAAGTGGGGCATCGACAGCGTGCCAGTTCGCTTCCGTCATAGCATGACACTAAGCGGCGGCATCCATTGTGCTACACTCGATCTTCGACGTAAAGGTACTCTAGAGAGTTATTGTGATTAAATACGGTCATTTAAATATTGACGTTAGCACTGCTCAGCTTAATGAGCTAAGGTTTGTTGACTTGCATGAGTGCTATCGTCAATATGAAACACTTGACCTCTATTACAATAAATATAACAGTAGCGTATGGCAAATGTTTGACGAAGAATGTCCTGATTGGCTATATGACATCGCAAAGCAGTTACTAGTACAAGTTGACGATACTGTTAACTATGTGGTTAGTGCTATTAGACTAGACCCAGGGAACACAGTGCCAAACCATATAGATGCACATTTTAAAGTTCAGGAAAAATTCGGCAAGGGTAAAACTGCTCGCTATTTGATTATGTTAGATGATTGGCATTCCGGTCAGTACTATGAAATATACAATCAACCGTTTGTTAAATGGCGTGCAGGCGACTGGGTCAAATTTGGACCAGATGATTGGCATCTAGCAGGTAATATGGGCGATCAACCATTTTATTCTATGCAGGTAACGGTGAAATATGATTAAAGGTCATATCAATATTCCGGATATTACATATTCGTTACTAGAACAAACAGTTTTTACTGAAAGAACTGAAACTAGAGAAGCTGGCGGATATTGGCAAACACTAGGAGTAGAAACGCCTAATTTCCCAGTAGGCGCAGATATTGTATACCAAACTTTTGAAAATTTACCAACCTGGGCAACAGATATAGCATCACAATTTTCTGATTGGGTGTTCCATTATATGGTTACTATTAATAAGCTACCACCTGGATGTTTTATACCTCCGCATAAAGATACTTTGTATAGAATAACGCAAAAGGTTCGAAACAATTGTATCGATGTTTCTAATATGGTACCAATCCGTATTAATCTATTTTTACAAGATCGAGAACTTGGTCATATTTTTGAAATGGATGGCATACTGTTAAACAAGTATGCTCAAGGTGATTATTTGGTTATTACACCAGATAAAGTTCATAGTGTTGTTAATTTAGGATACTTAAATAGATACACTATGCAAATAACAGGATTCGCAAGATCAGAGGACATATCATGAAAATTTTTATCACAGGACACGACGGTTTTATTGGGCAACATTTAGTTGACCGTTTAAAGGACAAGCACGAATTGTGTTTTCTTGAACACGATCTTCGAGAACACGACAAAGTAGGTTTTCAGATTCGTCAGTTTAATCCTGAAATTATTGTACACCTTGCTGCTCGTACAGAAGTAGAGAAAAGTTTCTACGAACAAATTACATTTAGCGATATTAACTACACAGGTACAGTAAACTTAATTGAAATTGCAAAAGACCTCCCTAATCTTAAGAATTTTGTGTTTGCTAGTACAATGGAAGTTTATGGCTGGCAACCTATTAGTGATCTGATCAAGGATGGTAGAGAAAAGAGTATTTTTGCTTTCGATGAAAGTACTCCGCCTAATCCGAACGCACCGTATGCTGTTGCTAAGTATGCTTGCGAAAAGTATCTAGAGTACGCACACCGTAGTTACGGTTTACCGTTTACTGCTATTCGTCAGACTAATGCATACGGTCGTAAGGATAACAATTTCTTTGTTACTGAACAGATCATCCATCAGATGCTAACTAATCCTAAGGAAATTAATCTAGGTTATGGTGAGCCATATCGTAACTTTATCTACATTGACGATTTGCTTGATGCTTGGGAAACTGTGATTAATACTCCTGATAAGTGTGCAGGCGAAATTTTCTGCATTGGTCCAAGCAATGCACTTAAGATCAAAGACTATGTTAAGCTCATTGCTGACAAGATTGGCTGGGACGGTCATGTAAACTGGAATACTAAGCCAAAGCGTCCAGGCGAAATTTATTTGCTTAACAGCACTAATAATAAGATTACTGCTCGTTTAGGTTGGTATCCTAAAGTTGATTTAGACGAAGGGCTTGATCGTACTATTGCTGTCTGGAAGAACATTGTTGATAATAATTTAGAATTCAATGTTAAGAAGAAGTTTAGTGTCGGAAAGTAACTATGCATATTGGCTTAGTTCAGCCAAACTTTCAGAGTGGGCCAAAGCATCTTAACGCATACTATCTTCCATATAGTGTTGGCGTGCTTTGGTCTTATGCTAAACAAAACTTACGTATAAAAGAAACCGTTAATAAAGTTAGTTGGGTTTTTAAACGAGACCCAATTAGCTTTTCTGTTGATAAATTAAAAGATTGCGATGTAGTATTTTTTAGTATATATGTATGGAATAAAAACTATTGCTACGAATTAGCAAAGCAGTTAAAAAATTTTAATCCTTCTATTCTAATTGTATTCGGCGGCCCTGAGTTGCCTCACACCAATCCTGACTTTTTTAACCTTTACCCTTTTATCGATACAATAGTTGTAGGCGAAGGTGAGCAAGCAGTTAGTCAAATATTAAACAGCTTGATAGATAACTGTTCAATTCCAAAAATTATTAAAACAGACAGAATTAAAGATTTAGAATTCCCTAGTCCATATCTAGACGGGAGTTTTGATGAACTTATGCAGCAGCATCCTGATATTGAATGGATGCCTACTTTAGAAACAGATCGCGGTTGTCCGTATAAATGTACCTTCTGCGATTGGGGTAGTATGACTGCTAGTAAAATTACTAAGTTTGGTCTAGAACGTGTTTTTGCAGAGCTTGAATGGTTCGCTAAAAAGCAGTTGCCGTTCCTTACTATGACTAATGCAAACTTTGGTATCTTTAAAGAACGCGACATGCTCATTGCAGAAAAGATCGTTGAGCTATCGAAAACAAAGGGGTATCCAAAAGGTATCAGCGTTAGCTACGCAAAAAATAGTAATGCAGATGTGTTTAAAATTGTGCAGAAGTTTAAAGATGCAAATATTCAAACTGGATTTATTTTAAGTCTACAAACTACTACTGAGCAAGTTTTAGATAACATCAAACGAACAAACATGGATGTTAACGATATTTCATCCATTGCTGAGTATGGTCGCCAGTTACAAATACCGATGTATACTGAAATAATAATGGGTCTACCAGGTGAAACAGTAGACTCTTGGAAAGAGACTATCGAAAAAGTTTTAAACGCAAACTTGCATAACGGTATCGATTCATTTTTCTTGCAGCTATTAGAAAATGCTCCTATGATGCGTGATGTTGAAAAGTATAAACTAACAACGTTTCCGGCATACGATTTGTTTTATGAAACTGCTGATGTAGCAGACGATACAAAAATATTAGAAGGTATTCAAGTTATTGAATCTTCGAGCTCGCTTTCAAACAAAGAGCTGTTTGATGTTTTTGTATATACATGGTTTATATTAGGTTTTCATATTTACGGTATATCTGATATAATTTCAATTTTCTTAAATAAAAAGCATAATGTGTCTTATACTGAGTTTTATTCTAAGTTAAATGAGTATGTGTGCGATAACGATAATAAAATTAATAGTTGGAAAATCGCAGTCGAGCGAGCATTTTATGATTGGAAACGAACCGGGTTCTTTTTAGTAGAAGCAGAAAATACTAAAGTATTAAGTTGGCAAATATCACATAGCCTGGCGCTGTTCATGCATTCCAGCGATACTGTAAATTCATACATTGATTTGGTATCCAATTTCGTAACAGAAATGTACCCAAACATAGAGGTTGACATTCTGCACGATTATGCTATTATAACTAAGCATAGAGTGAAGCAATGGGGACAGTACTGTACTAATCCATTGCCTATAACAACTAGGACAAATTTGTTTGAGTTCACCCAAGGGACAGCATATGATGTTGCAACTATGCCACAGAACTATGTTGTCGTTGATCGGTACAATCATTTTCCAGCGAGTCTTAGTCAGCACTTAGATAATATAGTGTATGGTAGGCGCAGACACTGGGTCTTAAACACAATTGAGGCGAAAGAATAATATGGCAAAGGCAAAAGCAAAACGTAACATTTCAGCTAATGGTATGACTATCCCAGATTGGTCAATCATCAAGCGAGACGTTAAGCCATTCAAGAACCCAAACGGTATTATGATGGACTACAAGCGTCTTTACGATGCTGCTATGTATTATGTCCATTACGAAGTACCTCTTAAGACTCTAGTAACCAGCTTTATTAAGTATGCTGAACGCTTTGATAAGAAGAAGGCTGCACTACTCAAAGTTTTGCCTGATTACGAATTTATGAGCGCAGGTAAGTTTGCATACCTGTCACTTAAGGGCGTTGAGATGGAAGATTCGACGCACGAGTTTTTAGAAAGAAAGTATAACGAGTTTCTAGAAAAGGCTGCTAAAATTTCAAAGGCTAAAAAGGTAGTTGAAACCGAAAAGGTTAAGCTGCCTGTTATGTCTATTCAGGATCGTATGCGTGAACAAGTAAATGGCCTTTGCGGACAGTGGGACGAGTATGTAGATGAGCTGTGCTTTGGTAAAACATTCGACCTTGCTAAGTTTGATCCACACAGTCAGATGCAAGCGCACAACTCGGGCGTAATTAAGGCCGCTCACGCCAAGATCATCAAAGATATGTTCTGGAAGCAGTACTGTGAAGCCCAAGAAGTTGTTGAGTGGAAGGACGAGCAGATTAAGGAAGGCTACTCGTACATGACTGCTAAGAAGCGTAAAGAGTTTCTAGCATTTTATGAAAAAATTATGGTTGCGTGTGATACATTTATTAACACTGGTAAGGCTGTTCGTAAGCCGCGTGTTAAGAAAGCACCAAGCAAAGAAAAGCTAATTTCTAAGATTAAGTATAAGGAAAGCGAACCAAGCATTGGTCTTGCTAGTGTTAACCCACTTAGCATCATTGATAGCAGCATCTTGTGGGTGTACAACACTAAGAACCGCAAACTAGGCTGCTATGTTGCAGATTCTATGGGACAGGTACTAAGTATCAAAGGTACTAGCATCATTGGGTTTGATCCTAAGAAGAGTCTGCAAAAGACCGTCCGGAAGCCAGATATTCTCAAGGGTGCAAACAAACTATCTAGGACAAAGATACAAAAGCAGTTTGATGAGATCAAAGCCACAGAAACAGAGATGAACGGACGTTTGAATGAGCATATTATTCTAGTTAGTACATTCTGAATAGATAAATAGTATTATGCCAGCAAACCAAATAGGATATAACGGACGTTTAGATTTAATCCGCGAGCTACAAATTCGTCTTGCAGACGGTATTGTAGACGTCGAATTAGATCGTGAACACTACGATGTTGCAATCGACAACGCTCTTGCAAAGTATCGTCAACTAAGCTCAGGATCAGTAGAAGAAAGTTTAATCTTCATTGAAACGCAGCCTGATGTTACTGAGTACACTCTACCAGACGAAGTACAAGAAGTACGTCGAATCTATCGTAGAGGTATTGGTACAAACAGTGGCGGAGGCACAAACTTTGATCCTTTTGACGTAGCATTTAATAATATGTATATGCTACAAGCAGGACAAATTGGCGGCCTAGCAGTGTTTGATGCGTTTGCTCAATACAAAGAAACTATTGGTCGTGTATTTGGTAGCGAATACAACTTCCTATGGAATCGCAATACTAAGGTTCTTAAGCTACTTCGTAATGTTCGTCACGATGAAGAAATTATGATTGGCGTGTACAACTTCATTCCTGAAAACGTACTGCTAAAAGATGTGTACGCAAGTCCATGGTTAGCTAGTTATGCACTAGCAATGTGTAAGCATTACCTAGGTGAAGCTCGTAGCAAGTTTACTAGCGGACTTCCAGGCGCAGGCGGAAGCATTCAGCTTAACGGCGCAGAACTAAAACAAGAATCACAACAAATGCAAGAGCAGCTAAAGCAAGAACTCCATAATATGGAAGAAGGCAATAGTCCTCTTGGTTTTATCATAGGTTAAACATGATTATTGGATTGATTGGCTTTATCGGCAGCGGTAAGGATACTGTTGCACAGGAATTTGTGAAACTTGGCTGTAAGAAAGACAGCTTTGCAGCACCACTCAAAGATGTGTGTGCAGCAATGTTTGGCTGGCCTCGAGAACTACTTGAAGGCGACACAGTTGAAAGTAGAGAATTCCGTGAAACACCAGATATGTTCTGGACCCGCAAGTTAGGTATTGACAACTTCACTCCACGCCTAGCACTTCAGCTAGTTGGTACAGATGTGCTACGTAATCAATTCTCACAAGACATTTGGCTCAACAGCTTAGAATATCGTATTAGAAAAAATACACTAAACCGAGAGTGTATTGTAATCAGCGATGCTCGCTTTAAGAACGAACTAGAACTAATTAAAGAAATGGGCGGTAAGATTGTTTGGGTCCGCCGAGGCGAACTACCTGAATGGTATGATATTGCCGCTAGCGCACATACTGGTAACGCAGTAAGTCGCAAAATTATGCAGACACGTTACAGAGACATTCATGAAAGCGAGTGGAACTGGGTAGGCTTCAAACCAGATTACACTATTTTTAATACTGGTACTATTGAAGATCTACGTGATCGTGTTCTTGAAATTAACTTAAACATTAAGAAACCAAAGCTAGTAGCCATTTAAGGCTATTTAGCATTTTCTACTATTTCTGTTGCACCCGGTAGCCGTATAATACCGGTTTTCTCCAATTTAGCATAAATACTTGCATAGGAAACTTACTTAAACCTATCTATGGGAGAATAACATGGCAACATTAGTTTCACCTGGTGTAAGTGTAAGCGTAACAGATGAGAGCTTCTATGCTCCAGCTGGTACTGGTACAGTTCCTCTTATCATTATTGCAACAGCACAGGATAAGACAACTCCAGACGGTAGTGGTACCGCAGCTTATACTACAGCAGCAACAGCAGGCAAGGTTCAATTGATTACCAGCCAACGTGACCTGCTTACAAATTTTGGTAATCCAATTTTCAAGACCAGCGGTGGTACACCACTACATGGTCACGAACAAAACGAATACGGCCTAATGGCAGCTTACAGCTTCTTAGGTATTGCAAATCGTGCATATGTATTACGTGCTAACATTGACCTAGATCAATTAACAGCAAGCGCAAGTGCTCCATCAGCAAATCCTGCTAATGGTGCATATTGGTTAGATACTGCAAATACAGTATGGGGTCTAAAGACATGGAGCGGTACAGCTTGGGTTCGCCAAACTGTTAAAGTTCCTACCTCGTCAGATATGAGCTCACCAACTTCTCTGAAGCCAGCTTATGGCAAGGACGGTGACTTTGCAGCAGTATACTTTAAAAATGACGGTGACACCGCTGCCGAAATCACAATCCATCAAAAGATTGCAGGCGTATGGTATGTAGTCGGTTCAGCTGGTTGGGATTCAGCTAGCGGCAAAGACTTCCAATTAAGTCGTCACACTAACCTACCAGCAACAAAGAGCGGTGGCGGCTCATTATCAGCAGGTGATGTACTGTTGCAGACTAACGCTCCTAATAACGGTACAACTATTGTTGTTAAGGTTTATAGTAACGGTCAGTGGGTAACAGAGTCTGTAAATCAGTTCCAGTTCTCATCTACAGTGTATGATGCTCTAGCTTCAACACTTAGCGAAGGCGATCTATGGGCAGACTTTACATCAGCTGATGCAACTGTAGTTCTTCGTCGCCATAACGGTGCAAGCACACTAAGCGCAACTTCAACTGCGGCATTATCTGATACTGCAATTAGCTTAACAGGTCATAGCGGTAAGGTTTCGTTTGCAATTACTGTAAATGACGGTTTACCAGTTGCTGTTACACTTGCAAGCGATACAGATTTAGACGGTAATGCTAGTGTTGATGATATTGTAGCTGACATTAACGGCGCACTTTCAAGCGCAAACGCTCAGGTTAGCTATACTTCTACTGTAATTGCTAGCAACGTAAACGGTAGAGTTCGTATCACTGACAGTGCCGGTAAGGACATTTTACTAAGCGCAGGTAACGTTGCCGGCTTTAGCCCAGCAACCTTAAACCTAACAGCAGATTTACCATATACTAACTGGGAAGTACTAAGCTACGAAGCAAGTTCTACCTCAATTACTGGTGCTACTGCAAATGGTACACTATGGTACGATAATGTTATTAGTGCTGATAATATTGATATCCTATATAACGATACAGTTGACGGTTGGAAAACCTACACTGGTGATATTCAGGTAACTGCATCAGAACCAACAAAGCAGAGCGATGGTACAACATCTCTAGCAGACGGCGACCTATGGATTGACGGTGGTGACTTAGAGAACTTCCCTGTAATCTACAAGTGGAACGGTACTGATGATTTATGGGTACTAGTTGATAACACAGACCAGGTTACAAGCGACGGTATTATCTTCGCTGATTTCCGCCCACGTGCAACTACACTTTCACCTGTAATGGATGCTGATGCTCCACCTAAGGGATCTTTCCCAGTTGGAATGCTAGCATGGAACAAGCGTGCAAGTGGTGGTAATGTAAAAGAATATCATGAAGTTTACATTATTGATGGAAACGACATTGGTCCTAAGTGGGTTGACTACTCAGGTAACAAGTCAGACGGTTCACCATACATGCTACGCAAAGCTCAACGTGCCGCAGTTGTACGTCAGATGCAAGCAGCAGTAGCAGCTAGCGAAGAAGCAAGAAACGAAGTAAACCGTTTCAACTTAATCGCTTGCCCAGGTTACCCAGAACTAATTGACGAAATGATCAGCCTAAACGTTGACCGTAAGGAAACAGCATTTATTATTGCTGATGCTCCTCTACGCCTAGCAGCAAGTTCAACTGCTACTCAGGCTTGGTCAACTAACAGCAACAATGCTGATGGTAATGGCGAAGATGGCCTAACAGCTAGCTCACCATATGTAGGCGTTTACTATCCACATGCGTTAACAACTAACCTAGATGGTACAAACGTTCTACAGCCAGCAAGCCACGTTGCGCTACGTACACTAGCATTTAACGACCAGGTAGCTTTCCCATGGTTTGCACCAGCTGGCTTCCAGCGCGGTCTAGTAAGCAATGCTACTAGCGTAGGTTACTTAGATGCAGCTACCGGCGAGTACGTAGCAGTTGCACTAAGCGAAGGTCAGCGCGATAGCTTATACGTTAACAAGATTAACCCAATTGGCAACTTCCCGGGTCGTGGCTTAGCAGTGTTTGGTCAGAAGACCCTAAACCCTGTTTCAAGCGCACTGGATCGTGTAAACGTTGCACGTCTAGTTGTTTACTTACGTGAACGTCTAGATGACATCGTTAAGCCATTCTTGTTTGAGCCAAACGACGAAGTAACTCGTCAGAACGCTAAGGTTGTAGTTGACCGCTTCTTAGGTCAGCTAGTAACACAGCGCGGTCTATTTGACTTCTTAACAGTGTGTGATACAACAAATAACACACCAGCAAGAATCGATCGTAACGAACTACATATTGACATTGCTATCCAGCCTGTCAAGGCAGTTGAGTTCATTTACATTCCGATCAGAATCCAGAATACACTGGGCTCAGCACAGTAAGGTTGGTTCCTTACCAAACAGAAAAAGGGGCAGAAATGCCCCTTTTTTTGTCAAATTAAAACGTGAGTTTATGATTTTTCCAAAAATCTGATAAATATTTACATAGAAAAGAACTAACCGTTCGTAGGAGAACAAGATGGCAAATATTAATACAACAGAAACCAGATCAAAGTTTGGTGTTCCTGTTACCGGTAACAGTGGCTCAGGCATTCTAATGCCTAAGCTAAAGTACCGTTTCCGTGTTAGCTTCTTAGGAGGTTTCGGTGGCGAAGCTGAATCAAGAGTACTAACACAAAACGTACAAAACGTTAGCCGTCCAAAGATTACATACGAAGAAGTAACAATTGACAGTTACAACTCAAGAATGTATCTACAGGGCAAGCACAGTTGGGAACAGATCTCAGTTGTTGTTCGTGACGATATCACTAACAGCGTAACTAAGCTAGTCGGTTCTCAGATTCAGCGTCAGGTTAACCACTTCCAGCAGTCAACACCAGCAGCAGGTTCAGACTATAAGTTTGATATGCAAATTGAAATCCTTGACGGTGTAAACGCCGGCGCAAGTGAAGTTTGGTTCCTTGAAGGTTGCTTCCTAACTAACGTTGACTATAGCGACAGTGATTACAGCACCAACGAACCAGTAACAGTAACAATGCAGGTTCGTTACGATAACGCTACACATTATCAGGGCGATAACGATGTTAACGGCAGAACAAGTGCTGGTAACCCATTCCCAGATAACGTTGGTCTAAACGAGCTAGGTACAACAGCTTAATAGAAATTAGTATAGCCGGTTCGCCGGCTATACATTTTCTTTTGATTTAGGATCTGATGCATGAGTTTATTTGACAAAGTTTTTGATATCTTTGGTAATGGCGGAAACAATAAATTCTATGCAAGAGATTTTCGTAATGCATATACTTTCCGCCCAGACCAAAATCCACCTCGACAGAAGTTTCAAGGATATGTAAACTTTATCCTCAATCGCTCTCTGTTTGGCGAATCATGGTATAAAGACAGTGCAGCATTTAGAACTCAGATTAGCAGTTTAGTCCGCACAGCAAGTTTACCTGAAATAGAATTTAAAACTGAAACTAAAAATCAGTACAATAGAAAACGAATTGTTAATACAGGTGTTGAATATCAACCTGTAGACATTAAGGTGTTTGATACTATTAATAATGAATGGTTAGTACTATTCATGAAGTACTATAGCTATCATTATATGAATCCTCGCAATAAGCAAGATGGGTCACGTGACGGCGTTGGCAGCAATGACCTAATTAGAAATGTAGGATACTACAATGAAGGTTCTAGGTTTGGTGCTGATTCTGGTTTTGATAGTAACAGTTATGGTTTCAACTTAAACTTATCATCAACTTTCTTTGAACGAATTGACTATGTTGTATATCACGGAAATAAGGGTGTACAGTATAGCTTGTTTAATCCTGTGTTAACAAGATTTAGAACCGGTGAAATAGACTATTCTAGTTCTGATGTTATGGAATTTGACATGACATTTGAATATGAGTCGTTCACCGTTTACGAGTCAGTTAACTTTGGTTTAACTGATTCAGATGTCAGCAGATTTGAAAATGCGAGAAACTTTAAGGGTCCTGCGTTTGTCCCACTTAACTTACCTCCTACATTAAAAGAAATGCAAGTAGACTTACTTGACGGTTATTCTAGAACAGCGCAGCCACAAACTATATCTACTGCTGACGGTACAGATCCTACTAGTTCTGGTGCAGCTAATGGAACTGATCAAGCATCAGGATCTGATGTAGCTAATGCAAACAGCGGACAAGAATCAAACTCAGATGCTATTCAAGTAACAGCAAGCAGATTGCCTAGAATTTATGGTGATGCTGCTACATTCTCTAATCCAACCGGTAAAGACAAGAGCTTCTTGGGGGGCTTGCTTAGTAATGTTGCAGACCAAGCATTGTCCGCTGCAATACACGGTAGGAGTGTTAAGAATGCTGTTATATCGACCGCAGTCGGCGGCGTAGTTACCGGAATTACTAATGTAGTTAAAACTCCAGTGAGGGGTTCAAAAACCACAGTACAAGAAAATCCAGGTGCGAGCGGTGAAAAAACAACCGTTACTCCTGATTCGGGCGGAGGCGGTTAACAATGTCTTCGACTAATCTTTATGATACTTTCGGTAATGAAGTAAAATATCAACTTACTGAAAATACTCTTGTAGCTTATTTAGAAAATGCTACAGTGAAGTTTCCTATACCTGAAGCAAGCACTGCTATCTTAGCAGATCTGTTTAAAGATAAAGACGATCCTATAAATTCTGACCTACTTGAACAAGTACAACAACGATTAATAAAGTCAGGGTTCAAAGAAGCTAACGCTAAAGCAATGGCTAATGTATTAATTAGAGTTGCAGCACAGCAACGTGTTAATCCTATGGATTATTTTAATGTAAACGATAATTCATTAAAGCTAACAGTTGACACTTATAATACTATTAACGCACTAAGACCCGTAGGTAACAGAATTAACTTAGTAAGACCTTTGAACAATGCTTCTACATTGTTTAGAGATTTAATAAAGCCCTAATATGTCGCAGTTTACCCAAGGGGTTTATACAGTATTAAACCCTCAAAAATATGTAGGTCAAAATGTCCCTTACTTTAGAAGTAGTTGGGAATTAGCATTTATGCGTATGTGTGATCAGCACCCTAATATTTTAAAATGGGCAAATGAAAGCGTTAAGATTCCTTACTTAAATCCTCTTACTAATAAATGGTCTAACTACGTTCCAGACTTTATGATACAATACGTAGATAAAAATGGAACAGCGCATGTTGAGTTAATTGAGATTAAACCTAGCAATCAAACTACTTTAGAAAATGCTAGAACAGCAAAAAACAAAGCCGCGACTATAGTAAATTCAGCTAAGTGGGCCGCTGCACAAGAATGGTGTCAGCGCAAAGGCATACGTTTTAAAGTTATCAACGAAGATCAGATTTTTCATACTAACAAAAAAAGAACGCCCAAAAGCAGAGTTCCTAAGAAGAGAAAGTAATAAGTAATTATATGACTAGAAAGTTAGAGGAAGAATTTAATCTTCCGTCCCTAGAAGAAGCTCTGCAAAACACTGCTAGTGTTGACGAACCGGTAGAACAGCCATTAGCAACCATCGATGAAGTTCAGGAAGCAATCAGCATTAGTGAAAAGATTGACAACGCCTTAGCAGAAGTACGTGGGATGGAAGTACATGATAGCGAAATGGATGCTATTGCGCTTGAAGCTATGACTAGCTATCAGCAACTTATGAGTTTGGGTATGAACATGAGCGATATGGCAGCAGGTCAGGTTTTTAACAATGCTGCTAATATGCTTAAGATTGCACTAGAGGCAAAAGACAGCAAAGTACAGCGTAAACTTAAGCAAGTTGATCTTATGCTAAAGAAAGCAAGAGTAGATCAAACTGCTAAAAAAGCCGGCGCTGATGATGCAGAAGAAATTGCATCTAACACCTTTGATCGTAACGAATTATTAAAGATGTTAGGCAACAAAGAGTGATAAATAAAAGCATAGTTGTATTACAACTTAAATTATTAGGAGAATAAAATGGCACAGACCAAAGGTAATGGTAAGGGCGTTGCAGAATTTGCAACCGGTACACTAGTTAGCCGTCACAATCTAAAGTTTGTTTTAGTTGATCTAGGCGGCAGCATCACTTCAGAAGACGATGCTCCACGTGAAGCAGTAGAGCGTGCTCTACAGATCATTCAGCCACTAGCATATTATATGCCAACAGATACAAGTGGTAAGATCCACGCTGTAGTCGATGGTTCACAGTTCAGTGCAGCAGCACTAGAAGCACAGCTTCAGGAAATCGGCACTGATTCAGTTAACGGTTACGACTTCTCAAGCGCAACAGTTACACTAGGTACTGCTCTAACAGTAGCTTAATAAAAGTTTAATCTTTTGGGAAGGGGTCCTAGTGGCCCCTTTCTTTTTGACAAAAATGATAAATAGTTGTAACAGGAGATTGAACCCATGCAACTAAAAGATTTCATTACTGAAAGTTTTAAGAAAGAGTACTCGTTTAGAGTAAAAATTGCGGCTGACTGTAAGCCCGAGCATTTGGATATGATTGAAAACTGCTTGGCTAAGTATAATGTAGTTAGCGTAGCACCTTTCAAGCGTACTCCAATCGAAGAGAACCCAGTAGAGTTCGTTAGAGCTAAAGGCGTAAAGCTAATTAGCGAAGTATGCAGCACAGACGTAGTTCTAAAATATCCTGTTCATGAAAGAATTTTAGAAGTTTGGTTAGCAGTTCATCTAGGTTTAGACCACGATCGAGTGCTATGCTACAACGTTAAAGAACCACGTAGACTTGAAGCCGATCTTGCAGCAGAGCGCATGGCTGCTGACGAAGGCCGAACAGTAACTGAAGATGATGCTGAGTTAAACAAGGATGACGGTCAAGCTCACTATGTCGATGAGCAAGAGCTTGCACAAGATCTCCCACTATTTGGCGAAGAATATAACAAAAAGTTTTTAGACACCCTAGCAAAGATTAAGGCTGAAAAAGGCGCAGACTATTTCCGCAGCTATCCCACAAAAGATGAAATTATGGGCGACGACTTAAGACCATTATGGGACGTATTGCACGGTCAGGCAAACATGGGTAGAGGTGTAGAAAACAAAGAAGTTGACATTATTAGTCAAAGTGCTAGAAGGAACTAAACATGAGATTGTCTAATATTTTTGAAGCACAAGGACAAACACCTTCACCGGAGAACCCCTCACCAACGCCAAGTTCGTCAACTGCTACAGTCGCAGGCGCGAATGCAATGAGAGGTGTTACTCATCAATCAGGCACTACAGTAGCAAAAGCACTAGGTGCATTAGGTCAAGGTAAAACAATTACTCCAGGTCTTGCAAAAGCATTAGACCCTTATGCAGATGCGTTAACAGTAATTTTATCAGATCCACAACTAAGAACTAAGTTTGTACAGCTAATGAAGCAAGCACAAAAAGAAGAACCTGCACAAGAAGGTATTAACGAAGATCAAGACAGCATTGATGCAGTAGCTGGTGCAATCACTCGCCGTATTATGATGCAACATGTTGATCTATTAAGCAAGTACGGTCCTGTAAAAGTTATGGCAGCTATCGATGACGTTGCAGATTTTGCAGGTAGCGACGGCTTAGACGAAATCGGTTCAAGCGATGTTAGCATCTGGACCAAGCAAGTTATTCAGGATTTAGAAGCAGGACATTTTGATCACGTAGATGAAGATGCTGATATGAACCGTGTTCGTAAGCTAGCTGGTTTACCTGCTACCGAAGGAAAGGTAGATATTGAATATGGCATTGATCCAAAGTTACAAAAGTTAGTTGACATTGGTCACTCATTACGTAAAACCTTAGATGTTAACAGTGGTGTAAAATGGGATGATGCAGACTTCAACAAGGCTGCTAATTTAGCTGATGCGCTTATTACTCTTGGTGCAACATTTGGACCAAAAAGCCTCAAAGACGCACTAAAGTTAGCAGACATGGATCTTGCACAAGCGCAAGATCTTATTGCTAAAGCATCACAAAAAGAATCAGTTGAAGAAGCTGAAGGCGAAGATTCAGTTGATACAGTAACAATGGACGTTCCACTACTACTACGTATGATGGAATATGCTAGAGAAGATGCACAAGAAGATATAGATTTACATGACGTAGCAGAGCGTATGATTGCAATGTCAAAGGATGGTCCACTAAGCATGGACGATTATGAAAACATTGTCGGCAGTGTCGAAGCATTACCAGCACCAGAAGAACAGCCTGTTGAAGAAGGCTACTACGCTCCAGGACCTGAAACAATGCCAGGCGCAGTAGGACCACAAGAAACAACTACTGTAAGTTTTAATCAAAGTAAGCAGATGGGCGATGCTACATTAAACATCAATGCATCAGCTAAAGATATGGACGAATTGCATCGCATTCTAAAGCTAGCAGGCATTGATTACGATAGTAATGGTGAAGAAGAACAAGAGCCAGAGCAAGACGTTGCTGTGGTAGCTAACCCACAAGATGCAGAAGCACCAGCTGAAGCACCATGTGGGTGTAATGACGAAGAGCCAGCAGACGTAAAGTATAGTACAGACAAACAGACACTAATTAATGTTTTACGTGATAAGCTGCAAAAACGTTTAGCATAATCAAATATGCTAATACTCCAAAAGCCCGCTTTGGCGGGCTTTTTTTTCGATAAATAGTAATATGGCTAAAGGTACAGTAGAAAGTAGTCTAACTAAGTCGGCGTATGCTAAAGTAGTATACACTAACGATACATTAAAAGAATTTAGGGCGTGTTGCCATCCGCAAACCGGTCCTAGATACTTCATGGAAAAATACATGATGATTCAGCACCCTACAAAAGGTGCTATTAAGTTTGTCCCATTTGATTACCAGTTAGAACTAATTAAAAATTACAACGATTATCGGTACAGTATTAATATGCTGGGCCGCCAGATGGGTAAGACCACCGTGGCCGCCGGCTATCTGCTTTGGTATGCGATGTTTGTACCTGACAGTACTATTCTTGTTGCTGCACATAAGCAAACTGGCGCTAGTGAAATTATGCAGCGCATTCGTTATGCATACGAAAACACACCTGACTATATCCGTGCAGGTGTTACAGAATATAACAAAGGTAGTATTACCTTTGACAACGGATCACGTATCGTAAGTACCACAACTACAGAAAACACTGGTCGTGGTATGTCTATCTCACTAATTTATCTAGACGAGTTCGCGTTCGTACGTAACACTATTGCTAAAGAATTTTGGGCTGCACTTTCGCCTACTCTATCAACTGGTGGTAAGTGTATTGTTACTAGCACACCTAGCAGTGACGAAGATACTTTTGCTGAAATTTGGAAAGCAGCAAATAAAACGTTTGATGAATACGGCAATGAAACTGAAGTAGGTGTTAACGGGTTTAAAGCTATGTTTGCTAAATGGGACAAGCATCCTGAACGTGACCAAAAGTGGGCTGATGCAGAACGTAGTAGAATTGGCGATGAACGATTCCGTCGTGAACACGAGTGCGAATTCGTTATCTATGACGAAACTCTAATTAGTGCAGTTAAACTATTAGACTTACAAGGCACTGAACCTATTTCGCGTATGGGGCAAGTACGCTGGTATAAACATGTTAGTCCGGCAAATATGTATGTTGTTACTCTTGATCCTAGTGCAGGTACAGGAGGAGACAACGCTGCTATTCAAGTTGTTGAACTTCCGTCTATGATACAAGTGGCAGAGTGGTGCAGTAATAAAACACCAATTGAAGGTCAGATGCGTACCATGATGGATATTATGCAGTACATCAAAGAACGTGGCGCACATCAAATTTATTGGACTGTTGAAAACAATTCTATTGGCGAAGCAGCACTAGTTGTTATTCGAGACACAGGCGAAGAAAACTTCCCAGGTGACTTCTTACACGAACCAAAACGTATTCAAGGTTATAAAGGACGTAAAGGTTTCCATACTAACCATAAGAGCAAAGTAGAAGCAGCTATTGCACTAAAGCGTTTAATTGAAAAAGACAAAATCACTGTTAACAGTAAAATGCTTATTAGTGAACTAAAGAACTTTGTTGCTCGAGGCAACAGCTATAGTGCTAAACCCGGACAAACAGATGACTTGGTAATGAGCCTTCTAATTGCAATACGTGTCATATCTTATATTAGTACATTTGAAGATGAAGTGTTTAGTGCAGTAAACAATAGTTTAAGTGCTGACGAGTATCTACAAGAGGACGAATACGATTCTCCAATGCCGGTATTGTAATGATTCATATAGAAAAACTGTCGTTGAAAGGTATTACTACCTATACCTGGCAAACATTTGTTGATAGTTTACTACATAACAAATTATCACGAAACTTAACCTTACCTAACGATCGCCGTACTATTGCGAGAGACTATATTTCTACAGATGTTTTGGCTCCATATGTTTTTGCTGAGCTAAAAAATATTTCTATTGGAAAATATTATGGTAACAAAGGAATAAACATTGATGAACTATTGTTATCACCTCCTAGTATTGAAAACTTAGTTATTGAAATATCAGTTGATAACATCAATGTACTGCCAAAACAAAAGTTAAAACGTTTATTTGAAAACCATATTGTTATACTAAATGATTTTGAAGAAGGCGGTACGATGTATGGCCCGCCGCAACCTCATTTAGTAGAAATTTTAAATAGTTTAAATATTAAACCAAAGATGTTGTTTTTAGTAGGGTATTGTTTCCAACTATCAGATTATACGCCACTTAACATTTATAAAGTTCCGTTTGAGTATTGGGCAGTTCAAACAGCAGTAATTGACCCACAATTTGCCCAAGCTATATTTGACCCTGCTATAAAACAGAATTTTTTAGACCAGTTAGCAACAGATGCTACTGAATTTTGTGCTGTTCCTTTGTTTAAACCTAGAAAAAACAGAGTTGAATTGTTAGTGCAGCTAGAAAAATGCAATATTTTAAATCAGACAGATTGGAGCCTTGCATATAATTTAAGTCAGCATAACTATGCATCTACTACTCGATATAAAGAAACTGAGTCTTACTCAAACGAGCAACTAGAATTTTTAAATAAACACACTTTTCCTAAATTTTTAGAAGGCCCGGCAGTTAATTGGGTTGATGTAATTTCGCCTCTTACAGAATGGTTTAATAAGTATAAGTTTCATGTATGTGCAGAAACATATATGGGAGACGAAATACCTACTCCAATGGGCGGCCCTGCTGGGATAACTGAAAAAACCTATAAGAGCTTTTTAACAGGTGCTGCACCTATTATTTATGGACCGTTAGGGGCAATATCTCACGTTAAACATTACGGATTTAAATTACTTACAGACGAGTTTAATACTACTGACCCAGTAGAAGTAAGTAAACTTGTTAAATATTTTTACAACAACCCTTCTTATAATTTAGACTATAAACTGCATAACTTTGAAAGGATAACAGATTTAGGTTTCTTAACAGGCCTAGTATGTGAGCCGCTTAATAAGATAGCTGATTTGATAAATAGTATTAGGAGATAATACTATGGCAGTTAACACTCAAAAACTTGCAGAAAAAATCTTTAACCTTTTAAAGGGTTACGGGTATACTGTGAAATCATACGATCCCCAGGGTAAGTTAGTTATTGACCCCCAGGACGCTACTCGCTTTTTAGTTGATAAACCAAACGTATTGGTTCGTATTGATTTGAACAATATGCAAGTAAGTTTAGCTACCAGTGAAGATCTAAGCGAACATCCTATAAGAATACAGCTTAAGAAGCTAGTTTTTAATTCAAGTCCAGAACTTACATTTGACTATAGAGTATTTGGTAAGAAGTTAAAAGCCAAGGGTGAAGCAATCAACATAATTAAAAATTCGGAGAAAGATATGGCGGATGTAATGGAAGGCTTTGGGGTCATGACAGGCAGCACAAAGACTAGCTATCAACCACTAGACAACATTAAGATTGTTGTTAAGCACAGAAAGCCTGTTAACGAGGAATCACGCGGTGCTCGTAGCAGAAACATCCACAGCATTTATATTCAGCGCGGTGAAGAGAAGTTTAAGATGCAAGAAAATAGTTTAAGAGCTGCTCGCGCAATGGCACGCCATATTCATAATGGCGGCGAAATGTTCGACAGCACTGGGCAGGCAATTACAGAGATGGCAAAAGAATATCGTCAGCTTGGCGAGTTTGTCCGCTATGTACGTAGCGCAGGCCTTGTTAACGAAAACAACGAACAGTATGTAAGTATGGCTGTAGAAAACATTGAAAACATCAGAGGTATCTTTGATAAGCTATCAGGCGTTAAGACTTATGCAACAGCAGTTGAAAGTCTAGAAGATCGTTACAGTGTTGAAGTACTTGAGGACAGTGTTGACCTAGAAAGCAAGTTCGTTGAAACCCACTTTGATGATCGTGTTGCTAATGCAATGGGTAGCATCAAACGTGCAATGGCTAGACAGCACTCATTTGAAAGCACTATTACTAATGCAATTGCTAACGAGTCGTTTGAAGGTCTTAAGGATCTATTAAGTGAAGGCGATGCAATCGAGTTTACTTCGCCACATGCTAGACTTGGACACCAAGTAGCGCAAATGGGCTATGCTGCTCAAAATCCTGTGCTAGGTAATTATTTACAAAACCTAAGCAAGAAACTAACATCAGGTGGATCACTTAACCAGTTTGAGTACACCACCGTAAAGAGCTGCTTACTATGTGCTAATGAAGCACGAGTTAAGAGTGTTCCAGGAATGACAGAGTCCGAAAGCTACGAAAAGTTTTTAGATCAGTTCATTGTAGACTAACCGGAAAAAATAATTGAAACACTAGGCCCTGTATAAGTAACATTATACGGGGCTTTTTGTTCTGTATAGATAAATAAAATTGTTAGAAAAAGGTGTTGACTTTTTTCTATCTAGGCATTAAACTAAACAAAGTTCTTATATAAAGAACAAACATGGCACATATGGCAAAGGAGAATTATTATGGCCTCACTAGCAGACATCCGCGCAAAGCTCGCGGCAATGGAATCAAAACCAGGTTCCAACAACAACCAAGCGCAAAGCGATAACGCAATTTATCCGTTTTGGAATATCGAAGAAGGCGCTTCCGCAACATTCCGTTTTCTACCAGATGGCAACGAAAAGAATGATTTCTTTTGGGTTGAACGTCAGATGATCCGACTATCCTTCCCAGGTGTAGTTGGTGGTGAAAACAAGCCTGTTAACATTCAGGTACCTTGCGGTGAAATGTACGGCGATACTTGTCCAATTCTAACAGAAGTTCGTCCTTGGTTTAAGGATCCAAGTCTCGAAGATATGGGCCGTAAGTACTGGAAGAAGAAGTCATACATCTTCCAAGGTTTCGTTACAGAAAATCCTCTCAACGAAGAATCTCCTGAAAATCCAATTCGTCGTTTCGTAATTGGTCCTCAGATTTTCAACATCATTAAGTCGGCACTAATGGATCCAGATATGGAAAATATTCCAACCGACTATCTAAACGGTACAGACTTCCGTCTAAGCAAGACCACAAAGGGTCAGTATGCTGACTATAGCACTTCAAAGTGGGCTCGTAAGGAACGCAGTCTAGATGAAACAGAACTTGCTGCAATTGATAAGCACGGTCTATTCAATCTAAACGACTTCCTACCAACTCGTCCAACTGCTGATCACTATAAGGCTATTGCTGAAATGTTTGAAGCCAGTGTTAATGGCGATCTTTATGATCCAGCACGTTGGGGTAACTACTACAAGCCATATGGCGTAGAAGTTCCAGCAGGTGCCGCAAGCCCAACACTACAGAAGGCAAGTACTCCAGCAACATCACCAACTCCTGCTCCTGCTCCAGTAGCAAAGCTAGAAGTTAATGAAGATGACGAAGCACCGTTTGATACAACTCCAGAACCAAAGGTAGAAGCAGCACCCTCTCCTGCTCCAGCAGCAAGTGACGGCGCAAAGAAGTCAGCAGATGACATCCTTGCAATGATCCGTAACCGCAAGCAAGCATAAGGAGAAGTAAATGCAAAAACCATTTGACTTGACCAAGTTTCGTACTGGTCTAACTAAGAGCATCAGCGGTATCAGTGCAGGCTTTCACGATCCACGTGATTGGATTAGCACTGGTAACTACACACTAAACTATCTTATCAGTGGAGACTTTAACAAGGGTATTCCGCTAGGTAAGGTAAGCGTGTTTGCTGGAGAATCAGGTTCAGGTAAGTCATTTATTTGTTCCGGCAATATTGTGCGTCACGCACAGCAATCAGGTTGTCAAGTTGTTCTCTTTGACTCTGAGAACGCACTTGATGAAGAATGGTTGAAGGCTCTAGAAGTCGATACCAGTCCTGAAAAACTACTTCGTATCAGCGTTAGCATGATTGACGATGTGGCCAAAGCCATCTCAGACTTCATGAAGGACTACAAGAGCAATTATGGTGACCTACCATACGAAGAACAACCTAAGCTAATTTTCGTAATTGACAGCTTGGGCATGTTGCTTACTCCTACTGACGTAGATCAGTTCCAGAAAGGTGACATGAAGGGTGACATGGGTCGTAAGCC